GACCGCAACAGCTTTCTTGGCGATGAACACCTCGGTCTGACGACGGTTGGAAGTAGTGACACCGAAATCGGCACCACCATCCAGCTTCTGGAGAAGAGTAGAGGTTGCCATTGGTCAGGTCTCCGCGTTGACGAGGACGCCGTGGCCCGACAGGTTGCTGGTGCAGATCTGCATCCGCACAGCAATGTCAGAGGACATGGCAGCGTAGCCCGAGATGTTCTCCATGTCCGAAAGCTCGAACTTGGCATCGCGGTCGAAGTACACGTTGAACAGCTGGCTGTTCAGGAAGTACATGGACATCTTGTTCGCGCCCGCACCACCGGTAAATCCGAGGTTCGGCTCGATGTACATGGCAGCGCCATTGAACTCGAGAGCGAGACGGCCAGCCATGTTGCGCTGCTCGGAGGCACTGACGTACCGTTCAAGCTGCTGAAGCTGGTCCTTGTACAGACCGTAGCTTGTTGGGCTTGCGAGGATGACGTTGACGTCTCCCTCGGGCGCAAACTGCTGACAGTCGATGAGAAGAGACTGCATCTTCTTCAGGCCGTTGGCCGCGAAGCTGCCGTTCTGAACTTGGTTCTGCCACGACTTTGGAAAGCCGGACTTCGAAATGCCGCCGACGCTGTTGCCCTGAGCACCAAAGTCTGCATTGCCTTCGAACCAACCAGTGTCACCGTTGGCACTACCGTCGAGACCGTTGAGCGTTTGCAGCTCGGTCAGGATGGTGCTGTTGCCTCGGATCAACTGCTTCTCGATCTCGCGCTTGAACATGCCCATCGTCTGCTTCAGCCGAGCCTCTGCAATACGAATGACGGCACGCTGTCCCTTGTTGGACAGCTCCTCCTTGCGCGTGATGACGACAGGAGCAACTGCGTCACACCACGAGTAGGTCGCTGTGCGAAGGGGATCCTTCACTGCAAGCGAAACCGCCTCGTAGCCTGTCGAAAGCTGCGTGATGGAGGAGTGATCGGTCAGGATGACGGGGCTGTCGATGTAGGAGCCACCGTCAACGTCTTCGACATTTCCAAGCGTCTGAATCGCGTCCAAGAGCGGGATGATCTTGAACGTGTTGTCCACGTACTTGTCCCGAAGGATTCGCAGTGTAGACGCGAGAATGTCGTTCTGTACACCAGTAGTGGTAGGCATAGAACTATCTCGGATGTTTGAAATGCTGGAAGGGCCGTGTCCGACATACCGACGGGGCCACGTCAGCGACGTATCCCGAAGGGTTCACCGACTTACAGCCACACTACCTCAGTCACCACGCGCTTTCAATAGGCGGTTGTATATCTGCCAAGCATTGCCATCTCGCATTTCCGCAGTCAACACCTGCTTACCGGGACGAGTACCCCGGCCCGTGACTTGCGCTGCGCGCTGGTGCGCACGCCTGCGAACATCGGCCCGATCTTTGTTTTCACGCTGTTGCTGAGCAAGCGCCTTACCCTTGACCATCCAGTACGCTGACTCCAACTTTAAGCTCGGATCGCTTTGCAACGCAGCATACACACCCGACTTGATCGCGTCGTCATTCACAAGATCAGGGTGCTGCTCTTTGAAGTTTTCATACTTCGCACGCGCCTCATGCTGTTGGTTCTGCTTGTGCAACGGCTCCAACACTTGCTTCAGACGCGAAGCTACCTTTGCCTCGATGACCTGCTGCAAATGCTCTGGGTTAAACGGGTCGAAGTCGTCGGGTACCTTGCCTGCGTCCGCTGCAAGCTGATCAACAATACCGCTCTCCATGAGCGCTTTGTTCTGAGCCTCGACCTTCCGACGTTCCGCTGCAAGCTCCTGCGTCTTCTGCGTAAACGTCCGGCGCAACTCGCCCATGGCGCGCTGCACTTCCGGCACTTGCTTCGCATAGATTCCATCCCAGGACTCACCCTCCAACAACCCCTCGGGCTCTGGCTTGGGCACCCTGGCTGCCGCCTCTCTACGCTCCGTTGCAAGCCGCGCCTGCTTCGTTTCGTAGGCCGTCAGAAGGTCGTTGACCTCCTGCTTGTACTTGTCGGTCTTGGGGTTGCGTCGACCTGCATCAGGTGGAGTTGCTGCTGCAACTTCATCTACTGGGGCAGTCTCGACAGGAGCCGTGTCCGCAACGGGTGCGGGTGCTGCTGTCTGTTCTTCCATTACATACGCTCCATCATTAGGGATTCTTCATCCATTTCACCGCCTGGAGACATCGTGATTGACGCCTCTACTTCAGGGGCTTCGGTCATCATCGACACGAATCGTTCATCGCTGGCCAGCTGCTTGACTTGCGAGGCAAGCATGGCCACATCGCGGTCATCTTCTATGCCAGCCATTTCAAGGCCCGCTTCGACGCCGGCCTCGGCGGCTGCATCCCCGAGCATGGCCAACACTCGGATAAACTCGCCGGGGAACTCGGTGACGTCCGAAGTAAACTCCGGATAGTCGCCCTCGAAACCGGCTGCTTCCAGCGCTGCGTTGGTTGCGTCGACGAGCGCGTTCATCGCCGTCTGCGTGAACATGCCTTGGATCGATGGCAACGAATCGTCTACCATCGCCTGCATTTCATCGCCCGCAACCTGCATATCGCCGGCCATCTGGGCCATTTCGTCCATTTCTTGTTCCATCGCCATGTCATACCTCAGCATTTGGGAAAGTTTGAGCCATTGCCATGGCTGTACTGCCAGTATCCTCCAGCACACGCTGGTAGGTCTGGATATTTTGCTCGTGCTTTACGTGTTCATTGGTCACACGCCGCTGTTCGGCCTCAACCTCGCCCGGTTCGCACTCTCGCAGCCCGCGTGACGCCATGATCTCATCTCGGTGCGCACGGCTGCGGTATGTCATGCCCAAACCCCGGTCATACCGCCCTTCCCACGCCGTATCGCCCCACCGAAGCGCCGTTTTGGCCGGCGCAGAGACCAACTGAGTCGCCCCACACCCGCCAGGGCAGTATTTGCGCTCCTCATACTTGCGCAACGACTCTACAACCCGCCCAGTGCGGGCACATCGGGACTCATACAACGGCATCAGATCACATCTCCGTCAGGAAGCATGGCTCGGACTGAGCCCGGTTGCGGAATCTCGCCTACACCGACACCCATGCCGCCCCCTGGACCCATTCCTGGTGGGCCAGCTGGCCCTGCTGGGCCGGGCGGTGCTGCGGCAGGCACTTCGGGCTGCGGTGCAGGCAAAAAGTCTTCCGACAGGTTGTACACGCGCACGACATTCTTCAAAATGACCTCGTTTGGAGTGCCCAGCGCCTGCAAAACAGGGATCAAGTTCATCAACTCCTGCTTGCGCACCGCTTCGGTCATCGGAGTCGCCCCCGAATCCTCCGCGAAGTACCCGAAATCACCCCGCAAGTCGTCCGCAGTCAACACTTGAACCTTGTTGTTGAGGCGAACCATCTCCTGATCGTCCCCCAACAGCGTCGCCAGCATGATTGCGTAGGATTGTGCGACCTGAGAAATGGCCGCATCCCGTTCGCGCGCCATACGACCGATTTCCGATGCAGAATATGCGGCAAGGGCAGTGATTTCAGTAGCCGTTGCCTTGGTTGCTTCGCCCCGAGTGAACGGTGCCATGATGCTACCGCGCGCGAAGTCGTCATCCACCTGCCTTTCATACACCTGAAGCTCGGCTGGCACGGGACTGTGAGGCACTGGCGCAATCATCGTACGCAAGTCTTGCCCTTGGCTCAGTTCGATCTCAATAAACTCGCCGTCCTGACCCTGTGCGATCTTGGACATTGCCTCTGGATCCAGCACACCCTTCTCCACCATCCACTGACGGGCTGCGCACCGGATACCGTTTGCCTGGAAGTTGCTGATTGTGTTGACCTCAACCAGTTGATCGTACACCCGCCGCAAGGCAGAATACCCCCGCAGAGGTTCGTCTGGTTCGCGCGACATGTACAACGGGATGATCGGCACAACAGGCCGGTCACTTCATCTCAATGCCGTCGTACAGAAACTCACGACCTTCTGCAAAATCTGGTGACCAAACTACCATACGCTCTTCTACAAAATCGTAAAACTCGACTACCAGCACGTAATCGTCAATAGTTCGCGAGATAGGATCTTCATCGCGGCGCATGGCAGGCGCGTCGTCATCGTCGTCTTGGTAGTCAATGTACCGCTTGGATGTGCGCAGGGCGTAGTCTCGATCTCCATACCGACGCTTCGCTTCTTCGAGCGGCACGTAGTACCGATGGCCAACAAAGCGCTGGGTCTGCCAGCTGCCCGCAGATTCATCTACCAGCACATCCCACGGACCCACTGACGTAAGCTCGACGCGGCGCAACGGATCTTTAGATTCGTTGGGGCTCAACTTGATTGCCGCCCAAGGGTAGATCAACGACTGCCGCATGGCGTCCTCAACCTCACGACGTGCGTCAATCAACCAAGCATTGACTACTTCCTGCGTCAGCTTCGGGTCTCCGTGCCCGCGCAAGTCCGGCTTCACCACAACGGATGGATTGCGCACAAACAACGACGCCACGAACGACTCGATAAGCTCGTAGGCGCGGGATGTTTCGATGAGCAAGTTGGCGTCATATGACCCGTTTCGTTGCCAGTACCGCATCAAATACGCATTGCGTAGACGCCGCATTTCTGGTCGACGGTCACGCCAGTACGATTCATGGTTCTGGTAGATACGCCGGGCCATCTCTGGTGTGATCATGTGCTTGTACTCCACGGAAGCGCTTGCGAACGAATACGCGCAATCTTGGGCTGACGGATAAAGTCGTCCCTGTATCCCGACATGGATTCTCGGCGGTGCGACAACGGGGCACTACGCACGCAACGATAGGCGAGCGCAAGCTCAACGGCAAGGTCGTCGTGCAGACCCGAAGGCGCTTGGGGCGTAACCTTACGCACCTCCAATCCGCGCAGTTCCTGCATCGTAGACTGGTCGAGACGAAAGCTAATCCCGGCTTTGACGTGCTCACGCAAACACTCAAACGCATCGAGCTTGCTGCGCACAGTTGTGATCCACGGCTTGCCGCGCGCATTTTTCCACAACCGCTTGTACTTCAACCTGTTTAGTTCGTTGAGAACAACGTATCCATGGTTGTTTGCCTCACACAGAACAAGCGCCTGATTGTACCGCCGCGCAACCAACGCCACCTTTGCAGCCCAGTCTACGGGTGACAGGCTGTTGGATCGCTCCAAATACACGGGCTGCATGTTTGCAAGACTGATGACCGCAAGTGCAGAGTAGTCCTGGCCGACACCTGCTGCGACATCTACGCCCATGACGTACCGGCACTCTTCCTCCGGCCCCTGGAACTCTCGCTCGGGCGTATCAAACCACACCATGTCGATTTGATCTAAGTCACGAGGGTTGAAGTACGTGGACTCTCTTGAAAGAAACGCATCGTCCAAGCAGCCTGGATACTCCCGCTTGAACTTGTGCGTACCGAGAGAAGCAACCTGCTGACGACGCCACCACAGCTGGGCATCATCCAAGCCGTACTTCTCCGATAGCTCCTCCTCCTCCATGTCGCGCTCGAAGTCCTTTGGTATACGCTCATCTCGGTACGGTTCGTGCTGCCACCACCAGTACGTGAATACTGTCCCACCGTTGTCGG